AGACAAATTTTCATCTCTGAGGGAAATTTTTAATCTAATTTGATCGAAATTAATTAAAGATTCTGTCATATTTTAAAACTACTAAAATCCGTATATCGAGTTAAAGCCGCTACCGCCTTTGGTTTTGAGAGCTTCTTTAATCTTTTTATGCGCAATATCAATTTCTGTTTCATTGATTTCACTATCATCAATATCAACTTTAACTGAAAGAAAGTCGTCAAAACTGCTAAGATTAAGATTTTCATCTTTTATCGCAATACCCTTCATTTGGAAAATATTCTGATCGCTATTAATACCGCAACATATCCACCCTATATCCTTCCCGAATGATGGTATTTCTTTTGAAAAGGCATCGTCTAAGGGCTCTTCATCCCAAAAGAAGCAAGGGGTATTATTCTCTGGCCAAGTATGCTTAAACGCTTCGACATTTTGTTTGTCAGAAACTTCTTTGCCTCCAATAATAGAAGGATTTAATTTATGATTCAAGTTATTATAAACTAAAGGAAAAAACTTGCCATATTCTCCGCCACAGTAAAGATGTAGCCATTTAAATAAATTTTGACAATTCCAGCAACCTTCTTTTTCATTTGTGACTGAGACTCTTGATTGAGAAGATTCTGGAAGATTTTCGAAAGAATTATAAAATTTATCAATTACATTTTTTAACTTTAATTCCTCTGCCTCGTTAACAGAATTATTTACCTGTATAATAATAGGCGATTCTAATCCTTGATCTAACTCAAACAAATCAAAAATTGTAGACCATAAATTAATTAAATTTAAAGATTTTTTAATAGTTGTTTCTGTGGCTGACAGTAAAACTTGCTTCCTTAACTCAACACAAATTTTAACATTAAATTTTCTGGCTATAATACCTATCTTTTTAAGCTCTTTGATTATTGATTCATAATCTGCAAGATCTTTGATTGAACAAGGAATCGAGTCATCGTGCAGTAAAGGAATTAACTCGTTAAAGATAGAGTATAGTTTGATGTTATTTTGAGCGCAAAATTTAATATGATTTTGAGCGCATATTGCATTATGCATTATGATTTCACTAAGCTCCGAGATAGCTTCATTAAGCGGCTTTGCATTAAAAGCTTTCTTAGATAGACTTCTAAAAGAGTTTTCGCTAGACGATTGAGATAAAGTAGAGCTCGAGCTTAGTAAACCATAAGTATTCATAATAAAAGTATTTACACTTTAAAACAAATTATCAGGGACTTCATCTTCAGAGCCTACAGGAGCTGCTACTGCTTGAGGTTCAGCTTGTTGGCTCTCTGTAGCATTATTAGGCTTGGACTTATAGATGATTAAATCTGGAGCCCTTTCATTATCTTTTTTATTTTTATTAGCAAAAATAACAACTTTATGGACGACTTCTTGGCCAAGCTCTGTAGTCTTGAAGTGTCCTGTTAAATAGTCGGTATTACCGCTTTTGCGCCAAAGTGCCCCCATTTCTCTGGAAGACCACTCAGTAGAAGTTTTTGATTTATTTTCAGTATTCATGTTTATAATCATAACGCATATTAAATAATTTGTCAAGTATTATTTTTGTATATCGTCCACTATAATTTAAAATTCGTTCGAAAAAATTTTTAAGTTGTTTGAGTGTAAAAAAAAATATGGATTTAATTATAGATGGTATTCTTACGACTCCACCTAGTCAAGTATACTGTTTTAGAGATGTCAGCTTATACATAAAATGTTTTTTAAATAAAAATCTATTAATAGAATGCGGCGAAGATGAAATTGATCTATATTGGTCTTGGTTGAAAAAAAATAATTCATACGATTTCGTTGACGCTATAGTAAGAAGAGATGAAGTTGAAGGTTTTTATATAGGTCCGCGCCGAAAAAGTAATCTAAAGATAGAATTTATTAATTATAATAATCAATCTTTTGTTTTGAGAAAAATATTTAAAAGAATTAAGTCATAGAATATTTTTAAAATAATTTAAAAGATTTAAAAAGTGTAAATAATAAATATGGAAGATTATCAAAAACAAGGATTAAATATGGAGCAATCGTTTGGCCTAGCTCCTACTGCATTAATATCCTTATACGAGATATACTACCTTGAAGGGTATCAAGATGTAGACGTTTATGAAAATAGACATTATGCATTAAGAATGTGTTCAGCGGATCACCTTTCAACTATTACTGCTCCAACTGCCAGCTCAATCCAATCAAAAGGTTTAAATTGGGCGGGTTTAAGCTATTTTCCTATTGGTATAGAAGCTGCAAGTTTTACAGCTTCCGCGCAGGGGCTGCCTCGACCTTTGTTAAAAATATCAAATAAAAACATATCACAAGATGTATCTAACACCAATCATAAGGGGACTGTGTTAGACACTTTATCAACTTACAACAAGTATTTTAACGATATGACTAATGCAAGAGTCGTTAGAAGGACTATATTTGCAAAATTTTTAGATGGAGATAACTTTCCTGAAAATAATGATATCAATCCATGGGGAACAAGATCTTCTGGAGCTGGAGCAGCGGATGATTCTGCATATGAATTTTCAAGCCAATTATTTTTCATATCGAAAAAAGCTAACGAAACTAAAGAATCTATAGAATATGAATTAACTTCATCTTTAGATGTAGAAAATGTGATGATACCTAATCGAACAATATTAGGTAGTTATTGTTCTTGGTGTTATAGAGGAGAAGGGTGTTACTTTACAGGACCAGCAGTTTCAACGGAATTAGATGATGAAAATTTTATGATGGGGCCAGGGCAATCGTATGAAAACAGCGCTGCCTTAAATAAGGTCAGAGGGAGAAGGGCGGCTCGTAGCGGAGGCAATTCAGTCATTGGTGAATATGATTATACTCAAGAAATAGCAGATTGGACTATAGGAGCACAATACCGAGCAGGAGACTTAGTTAAAACTCCTCCTAGCTCAAGCGGAGGTGGTTTTATGGAGGGCACAAAACAAATACAATTAGGAGGTGACGGAAGATTGGTACAGAAACACGACATAACTGTTTGGGTCTGCATTGCTGATAATACTGCGAGCTTGTCTAACGCTCCAGAAAAGAAATCTGGTAATTGGGTAGCTGATCAGTGCTCCAAAAGTATAGACGCTTGCAGAATGAGATTTAATAATAAATATACAAAAAATAAAAGCATAAGATTTGGGGGCTACCCTGCGACAGAAGGATATGAAACTGATTCTCAATAGAATAAAAACTCATGCTTTGAGTAAGATCAAAGAGGAAGTTTGCGGCTTTATAGTAGAAGTAAATGACCAGCTCTTTGTCAAAGAATGCAAAAATGTCTCTTCTACCCCTGATTTGAAATTTGAAATTCATCCAGAAGCTTACTTAGACGCTAAATTAAATTCGGATATTTTAGCTATATACCATAGCCATCCAAATGACTCATCATTTTCAGAAGCTGACAAAATCATATCAAGAATGAATTGTTTGCCGAATGTATTGTATATAAATTCAAAAGACAAATTTGAAGCGTATTATCCTGATTTGTGTAAAAAATATAGAATCGACAAAATAAAGGAGTTGATAAATGGTTGAAGTATATTTACATGGCATTTTTGAAGAAGTTTTTGAACAAAAATATACTTTTGAGCTCGAATCCGTACAAGATGTTATCAAGGCTATAGATGCCGTTGAGGGCAATTTTATGAATTTTTTAGCTAAAAATTTTGACCAAATGGAATTTACTATATTAGTTGATAAAAAAATATTATCTATTGAGGACGCTAATATTAAAAACTTTAAAAGAATAGATATAATCCCCGCAATAAAAGGTGGATTGTTTTGGTTTTTTGTGGGGCTTTTTGTATCAATTGGCGTGGCTGTAATTATGGCGTCAGCTTCCGTTCAAGCTCCTACTATGGATAATGCTTCGACTCAATCAGCTAAAACTAAATCTTATTCTTTTCGGGGTGAAACAAATGTAGAAAAACAAGGTAGCCCTGTGCCTGTTGGTTATGGAGCTTTAAGAGTTGGTAGTTATGTTGTAGGTAACCAAACATGGAACAGGAATTTATTTAGATGATCGATGTAAAATTTCACGGACCTTTAGAAAAAACTCTTGGCAGAAAAAAATACAAGAGCATAGAGGAGTTAGAATTTTTTCTAGCATATAACATTTATCCGTCTAAAGTTATTAAAAAAGAAGATTCTTACATTGTTGTGCCTTTAATATCTGGTGGAGGTGGAAAAGGTAAGGGTCAAAAAGCTCCCGTTCCATTGCTGAAACCTCCGTCTCCTGGAGAAAATGCTTTACAGAGTTTTTCCCAGTCTGAAGTTGTAGATTTGATTTGCGAAGGCCCTATAGAAGGATTTTGCGACTCAAATGGAAATCTAGTTAGTGGGCCTGAAATAGCAAAAGGAGTTTACCTTAACGGCACGGTTGTGCAAAACCAAAATGGAACATATAATTTTAGAAAATTAGCATTAAATTGGGTTCCAGGCGACCATCAAGGCATAGACCATAATCGGCACACTTGGTCTAGAACAAAAATATACAATACAGCTAGCATATCGCAGAACTTAGTTGGGCCAAATATGGCAACTCCTGAATAAATGTAAAAATGATTGATTTAATTTTTAATTTTTTGATAAATTCAACAGATGGCGTAATGCAGGCGTTCCTCTTTTTCTCCCCTGCAATGTATGAGATGCTTTTTAAGAAAAAAGGCAAAAAAACTAGCGAAAGCGAAGCTGCATCATGGTTTCAAAGTTACGGTTCTCATATTGGATTTTTTATGGGCGAAGCTAGCTCTGAAGTTATTGATAGAGCTAAAAGATTTGGGTACGCTGCTAGCCAAGTAGAACATGGATCAGACATCAGGTATCACACAAGTCAAAGAAATTTTACTTCATGGAGTCCTGGTTATTCAGAATTTAGCGAAGGAGGATTTCCTGTTAGTCATACTATCACAAATCCTGAAGTAGACTTTGCATACGTAACAATTTCAATAGATAATTTAAGAGATACTGTTGATCATGGCGCAGGCCATGGAGATATAGGAGCTATGACAACAGCAAGAGAGCATAGAGTCGGATTTTGCGTGGAAATTGGAATCAATGGACTGACTGATGCAGAAGCTCAATCCGCTGAGTTCATTCAATGGTTGAACTATCATGGCCTACAACAAACCTCTTCATACCCTAGAAAAACAATAACCAGAAACTATTTCGTACAAGGTTTAGTGAATGGCGGTAGTTATTTAATTGATGTTGGAAGGCAAGAATTTAACAGCGCTGGATTTCAAGATGGCTTTGGTGAATATAATCAAGCATCTAGACCTATGGCATCTTTAGAAGATGGCTCTGATCCTGGCGCAGTTTACGACGCTGAGGGGCTTGAGGGTACAACTGTAGACCAGTCCATCCCTCATGATTATGACCCAGGCCAAGATGGCGGACCTGGATTAGGGTTGAATAGATTTCAACAATTCACAGATAATTCTTTGAGAAGTGCTTTCGAGCAAGGTATGCAGACGTTTTTTTTACCGATGAGAGATGCAAATAATTCTTACAATTGCTGGAAAATGCCTCCTTCAATCGCTGGTAAAACTAGATTTATAAAAGTAACTAGAACGGGTAGAGAGTTGATATCTCCAATTATGCAATCGCAAATATCATTCAAGTCTTGCACTGAAATTATCGACGAAAAACTAGCCTATCCATATAGCGCTGTCATCCAGCAATCCTTTAACTCTAGATATTTTACATCTAAACCTGAAAGAAGTTATCATTTAAGATTAAAAAAGATTTTAATCCCCGCTAATTATACTCCTGATAATAGAAACGTTCCAGGATCAAACGTTTATTCTGGTAATTGGGATGGGACATTCAAGTACGAATGGTCTGATAATCCAGCTTGGGTATTATACGATTTAATGACTAATAACAGGTATGGAATTGGAGCTTATTTAGACATTAATAAAATAGATAAATGGACTCTTTACAAAATAGGAAGATATTGTGATGCGGTAGATGATAGTGGGAATTTTGTAGGCGTAGATAATACTTATAATGGAAAAGAGCCTCGTTATACATTTAACGCAATAATTAGTAGAGAAGAAGAAGCTTATAATTTACTTAAAACAATATCAGAAACTTTTCATGGAATGGCTTATTGGGATGGTAGGGGAGTTTCAATTTCTTTAGATGGTGGAGGAAATGCTGTTTCATTTACGAGTTTTCAAAGTGGAACAAGTTATAGCGTCGGTCATGTTGTCGAATTTCCACACTCAACATTTAATTTTTATGAGAAAACAGCTTCTGGGGGAAATAACATTAAGCCAGGTTATGATAATAATTGGCAGTCTTATTGGAAAAAAGTGCCTGGTTTGCAAATAGATGAGCCAGCTATAAATTTTACTAACACTAATGTAGAAGGAGGCACTTTTGCGTATTATACATCATCTAAAAGCACTAGATATACTGTCGCTAGAGTTGGTTATATGGATAAAAAAGATAATTTCCGCAAAAAATATGAATACGTAGAAGATAAACAAGGAGTCAAAGAATTAGGAATAATTAAAAAGAATTTAGAGCCATTGGGTTGTACCTCTAGAGGTCAAGCTAGGAGAATGGGTAGATGGTTTTTCTTAACTTCAGCGATGAACACGGAAACTATAACCTTCACGACAGATTATAGAGCAGTCTTTCTTAAGCCTGGTAACATCATTAGTGTTAGCGATAGTTTGAAAAACACTAATCAATCTATAGGGAAAATTATAGAAATAAAAAATCAAGATACTCTAGTTTTAACGCATCCAATATCATTAAAAACTCAAGAAGCTGGAAATTTATCTAACAGAGAATATTTTAATATAATTATAGGTAATATAGATCCAAGCTTTGATGTAAATTTTTTAGATCAAAAAGGAGCGGTTTCAGCTCAAGATATTGAAGACTTGAATAAAGCGCAAAGAATAGAAGGTACAGTTTATCCTGCTGACGGGTCTTCCGAAATTACAAACGAAATTAAAGTAAAAAACTCCAGTGGGTCTTTCATTAATTTTACAACAGATATTCAAGATAAATACAATAACGATAGTTTAGAAGTTGTTTTAAAGGGGGCTGATTGGGCTTTGGTTGCTCCAAGCGATGGAAAAGCATATGTAGATGCTTGGAAAGAAAGAAAGTATAGAGTGCAGTCTATAGAAGAATCTTCTCAAGGCAAGTACGTAATTTCTGCAGTTCATTTTGATGAAGAAAAGCTTTCTTCAATGGATCAAACATTTCCTGTGATAACTCCAGAGTTTGATATAGAAATCGGAAACGCCTCTGAAGCTGTTAATGTAGGATCACCTGTTATAGAAAAATTTACTTATAAAAAAACTGATCCATTGAGTTTTGATTGTAAATTTTATACAAATGTTGATGAAAAAAATTTAACGAATGTCACAAGCACTCTTCAATTGATATCTCCATTGGGAGTTGTAACTGATTATAGTTATTTAGTTGGAGCGGGGGCTGGAGCAAAAAAAATTACTATACCTACTTCTGTCGCTAAATCGAGCTCTGCCGCCTCAGGGGTGTGGACAGTTATTGTCTCAACAAATGCTCAAGTTAAATCAAGCGGACAAAATAAAAGCTCGGCAAGTAGCTCTCTGGCGACTTTAATAGAAGACCAGCAATTTTCTCCTAGCGCAAACCCTCAAGTTTCGAATTTTGGGCTTTATTTTGATGGGCAATATACAACTAGTGAAGCATTCGTCACTCAGGCCAACCAAACTTTTGGTTTGCAATGGTCATATACCGATATTAATTTAAATTCTACTGTTTATACAAATTATGTAGAATTAATTAGCCAAAGTACATTTTTTCAAGGATTTAAAGTTGGCCTGACATATTTATCTGGCACTACGCCTCAAAGCAGCCAAATTAAATGGATACATGATAATAATAATTTATTGCGAAATTTATCTTTTAATTTTAAATATGACGAAAGATACAAATTAGTAACAGATTCTAGTAATAACTTTTTGTTTGCATTCCCAGCTCTC